GTTGAAATATTGTGCTGCTGCTTGGATTGCGCCCTTAGTCACTCGCTCGTGCTTTAGCGCGTTACTAGTCTCGGACAATTGTTTATTTAATCGTTCTTCAATTTCGGCAATTTTATTTTGCGCTTCGTCCTTAATCTTTTTAATAGCATCTGGGTCGCCTTCTTTCGCTTTATCATCCAGCATCTTGTCTCTATCAGCCTTTACAGTCTTAGCCTTCTCAAGCTCTCGCTGTGCCCATGCTGCTGATTCTTCTGCTTTTAATAGCTTTTTATTTAACTCCTCGACTTGCTTTGCATAGTCCTCCGCCGCTGGGGTGCTTTGCCCCTCGTCTTTCTTCTCTGACATTCAATTTATCCTTTGATTAAGTTACTAATTTGCAATTCGATTCTTGCAATCTGATTTTTGTCCAGGCCAAGGAATGTTCTTCCAAGTTCTTCGTTGTATCTGACTTTGTTTGCCTGTCCGACTGTGAATATTAGCGCCTCGATTTTGTTGCCGCTTGTACTTGTTGATGTCGTCAAGCTCTGAAGCATATTGCCTGTATCGGTCAAATTTGGCGGCGATACTTGCTGCCCTTTTTTACGCTTGGAAACAACCGTGCTCGGCTTATACTTCTTGAAAACCTTTCCGGTCGCATCACGTCCGCTGTTTGTGCGCGCATCAATTATCGTTTTTTCATTCTCAGCGATTATAGATAGTCCTCTTTCAATTTCAGGTAGTCGACCTTCTACGATCCCCTTGAAGTCAAAGTTTTTAGTGAATTCAATTCTCGCCATAGCCTAAACTCTTTGCTACGTCTAGGCTTAAAGCGCTCCATCGATGACGGCAGTTGTAGCCGCCCATGTATGTAGCCACTTCTAAACCTTGTCCGTTATCCATGTCGGCAATTTCTTCTGCTGTGTAAATCGGTGGTGTTCGGCTCTCAAGCACATCAGCGCAAAATTCTCTTGTAGCGTCATCGTCTGGCCCAATGTATAGAAATAATTCTAGGCCAGCCTCTAGCGCTTTTGCGTTATTTAAACTCTGACTAAATCCTGTGACGGATGTTCTAAGTTCTGTTTCGATATTATTAAAAGTTGAGTCGCCTAACTCATCATGCAAATCGCGAATATTTGGTGCATTTCCAGTTAATACTGAACGCATAATCACGCTCTTAATTTCCTCTGCGTACTGAAGCACCTCGCCGCGTGTGCGCTCGATGTCGAAATTTATTAGAGCATCTATTACGTCTGCATCTATGTTTGAGTACGTTAAATTCCGTGTAGTTGTTAGGTTAAACAACTCCTCTATGGCCCCTAATTCCTCTCGGTAAATATCTAGCAATCCGCCGATTTCATCATCTACACCAGCGTCGATTAAAGCTTGTTTCAAGCCACCAAGAATGTTAGCCGCTTCTAATGCTCCTACATCTCCCGACTCTAGATCGCCTAGAATCTGATCTAGATTAGTAGCCATAAATCTTTGCAATCTGTTGCGAAAAGCCGTCACCATTGCATCGCGCTGAAGGTTCTGCGCTTTAAGCGTTTTCTGAATCTCTCTCTGTGTTGGCATTTATCCTGTTTAAAATTACCGAGCGTGCATCTACTGTTCGGCCTGCGCTCGGTGATGGTAGTGAACTAATTGATTTAGCTATATCCAATGCAGCCTCATCTGCAATATCTTGAAACTCTATAAATTTCTGTAAAGTTTCTTCTCTCCACTTTGGCACACTGTTGATTTCATCGCGCAGTGTTGCATAAATCTGTATCTGTTTATCAATGTCAGCGTCTTGAATGTCGCGAGTTAATTTAATTTCTGTTGTAAATTCCTTTTTGCGATCCATGAATGAAAGCAAATCTTTTATAGAATCGTTAATCAGTTTCTCAAATCGGTCGATCTCGGAAAGTATCAAGCTAACTAATTGCTCTTTGCTTTCTTGCTGTGAGTCGCTTGACTCAACTGCTTTAGACTCTGCGCTAACCGTTCGATTCTGGTTAAAAGCCATTCTAAAAATAGCGTTAACGCTGCGCTCAATAGCCTGGTCGAGCGCAATCGGATTAGCTGGCTCAATTGTTGTTACTACAGTGTTTTCTGGCAGTACCGCTGCGGTGTATTCTGCGACCGCCTTTTCTTGTTGAGGGTTTAAATTGCCGATAAAAAATGTTCGCTGGTAAGCTTGATGATACAAAATGTTATCCCTGCTGCTCATGAAATTGAACAGCCTCAAAGTTTCCTGCGATACGTCCTTGATCCAGCTCTCTGAAAATAAATATTTAATTGGAATATCTTTGTAGTCACTGTAATCTATAGTGCTTACCAAATCCCACTGGGTTTCATTTGTTTTAGATTCGTTTTTCTTTCCTTCCGCTTCGCGCCAAGTGGTCACAGTGTAGATGTTATTCTGGTAGCGGTATTCCTTTGAGTATCTAACGGCTTTCGGTTGCTCCTGAGCGCTATTTCTCGGCTCGATTATCGCGTACTCTGTACGAATAAATCTTAGCTTGCCTAGTCGTTTTGGATCTTCTGTCTCAATCTCCCAATCTGGAACATCTAGCGGTGATAAAGCTTCAAGCGTTGGCTTGATTAAAGAATCCTGCTCCTGATTAGTTATCTCTGTTGCTGCGCGATCTGCGATAACAAAGACTCGGCCATAAACCAAATACTTTTCGAGCACTTCATTTTGAAAGAAGGCATCTATTGAATGACCGCGTCCGGTGAAATCTAAATCGCTGATCAGCTTTTGCGTTTCAGCGTCTACGACTAATTTTTCTTTGAAGAATAGTGACAAGTACCTGCTAATCACTGGTTCAATAGTGTTTTGGTACCGAGTGCGTAGCTGTCTTAGACTTCTAATTCTTGCCGCGACTGGCGTGTTGTTATCTTCAAGAACATGCTTCCACAAATAAATTGGTGACACCAAAGTGTCATGATCTCCCTGAAACAAGTCACGAAACATAACCCACTGGTCATAATTTGCTTCGTACTCTGGATGTTTAAATAGCGTGATCGACATTAGCCCATCACGATGTATTTAATTAAGAATCCAACCGCGCCTGCTCCAGTGTCGCACGTCAAAGCTTGATTTGCTGCTGTTTGAACAACACCAGTGCGTTCCATAACCTGACTAACTCCTGCGCCAGCAAAGGTTAGTGTTGGTGTTATCGCTGTAGTGGCTGATTTTATTACGACTGTACTAGCTGCCGCTGGTGACATAGTAACTGATAAAACTTTAATTACCTTTCCTGCTCCGGCTGCTGCAACTAAGCTTGCAGTTGTCTGAAGGCCCGCTACGCTAACGCTGGCATATAGCGGTTCGCCAACTGGCCCTGGTGCATAGACGTGATTCAATAAACTTGCATGTGGCATAATTAGGTATTAACTCCATAAATTCTATTGTTAAGTGTTCCGGTTTCATCTCGCGTTTCTTGCCAGGCCCAATACTTCACCGCGTCGCTGTGATGCGTCCACGTTTCTTTGGCAGGTTTAAATATTTTTCTAACTCCATCCTGCCAAGTTGTTGCAAGAAAGGATTTCCTTAGCATTGTGCAGCGCTTGCAAACTAGAAGTAAGTTTCTAGCAAACAATCTCTGCACTGCGTCAACGCTTGCAGCTTCCGGCGCTACTGCTGTAGTTGCTCTAATTGTTACGTTCTTAAATCCGAGTTCGTTTAAAATCTCTTTTATTGTATCAAAATCTGAACCTGAAATTTTATGGCTTTTCTGGTGTCCAGTTCTATCGCCGTATAAGTTTATTGGCGTGTGTCCGTAGACTTCTCGCGGAAACTTTGCAGCAAATTCTACTACTGCGTCGCGTAATTGCTGATTGCCTAAGTTCGCCTCGTCGTAAGCGACGTACTTATGCACTCGCTTTTCGAAGTAATCGAATGGTGTCTTTTGCACCACTACCCAAGCTAATGGAACTCTGTTGAAGTCCCAGAGCATATTTAATTCTCTGAACGCATCTGCGCGTCGGTCTAAGCAATCATGCTTCTGTGGGAAGTAGTTGCTATATACTGCGCCCTCAGCGAGTGGGCAAAACTGGCCAAATCTATACGACTTTAAGAGATTCTGGTTATGGCCGTATGTATCTTCAAGCAACTGAATGTAATCGCTCGGCAGATATAAATTATCATCAGTCCACAACGTGAATCGTCTATATTTCTTCTCGCGCTGGAAGTGATCGCGATACGTCGATGTATCCCAACCGTTTAATGTCTCAGAATCAAATTCTGCTGCAAAATCATTCACGCCTTGTGGTGCGCCTGACAGCATTAGCTGCCTGCGCGCTGCAGTCGAGTCTCTTATGCGGCTTCTAAAATTCCGTACCGCTTCCCAGGGAAGTATTCCAGCCTCGTCTGCTGTACCATGCGAATATTCTACCGCGACAAGCTTCTCAGGATTCTCAGCGCTGACAAAATGCACCTCATGCTTGGCCGGATGCTGCGTATAAATCAGCTTCGGGTACGGCGATTTTAGAACTTTGTAATCAACGCCTTTTGTGTAACCGAAACTTTTGAGCACCTTTTCATAGGTCGGTATCGCTGCGTCTGAAATCTTTTGATAAGTCGGCTCTAAGAATCCGCTGAATCGGCTTTGCGAATTTTGCAAAGCAAGATAGTGATGCCATTGGCAATCACCGTGCGTTTTACCGCTACCTAAGCCTGCCGTAACAGCGAACACCGCCGTCTCTGTATCTTGCATTGCAGCGCCAACCCACCACGCCGCGTCAACTATCATATTTCTTTAGGTTCAGGTCTTTGTGAAACTTGTATAATTATTTGCTCAGGCTTTCGCTCTGCTAGTGCGGTCTCATCAGTTTCGCGCCATCCTGCGCGTGTTTTTAGCCAGAATATTTGAGCTGTAACATTCCCTTTCATAGCGTTGTTGAATAATGCCCCTGCCACCTTGGAATTGGCTTTCTGCTTTGACGTGAGCAAAATCTCGTTACAATTCTTCTTTAAAGTCTTTAAATCGCACTTCATCACCTCTGCAATTTGGTGGTGCGTCACTCCAGCAATACACATCAGCTCGACCATTTTTAGGTCTTCATTGCTCGGTTTCCAGGCTTTTCGGCCCATTTTTGCCCTTTTTTATAAATAGGAACTAATTAGGGAAGTCAAAATCTTCGCCGTTGATTTTACAGTTAAACTCTTTGTTAACTTTGAGGCAGTGATTTTTATAGCGCTGTATAATT